AATGACCTTACACTTTGCAGGTTTGATAAGGGTTCCACTATCGTCACGCTTTTCTTCTGCGATATACAGACCGGGCTTTACACGGAAATCAAGAGGGACAATAGGCTTATCTTCCAAATCCTGAATCTGGACAAGAAAACGGATACGTGCACCAACAGGAACGAGCCTTCCGTCTTTCTCTTCATATTTCACATAAGCAGGTTCCTTTGCGTCTTCAGGGATGTTCCAGCCGAACTTACGAAGTGCAGCATTGGAAGGATTGATAGCCTTTACATTGACAGATGCTACACCAACATACTTTGGAATGTCAAGATACTCACCGGTTGAAGGATTTTTACTTGCGTTTGTATTTTCTACCATAGATTTATAAGATTATAAGTTAAACAATTACCACTCGATAGGCATGTCGAATTCTGTATTCACATCCTGAATGACAGGTTCAACGAATTCAGGAACGGGAGCAGATTCTTCAGTAACAGGAGTCTCTCCCCAAAGATTGTCTAAATCGGCTGACGCGTTTTCGGTTGCAGTATTGACGAACTCGGGCACGTTATCTTCTTCCGTAAATCCTGCACCGTCAAACTCAGGAGCAGCCTCCTCCGGAATGGTTTCTTCCTGAACGATTTCTGTTTCGTTCTCATACGGATCGACCACCTGTTCCTCTTCTTCGACAACGGGAGCAGCCTCTTCAACGACCTCGGCTTTCTTTGCGCGAGGCTTGCGTGTCTTCTTCAGTTCAGGTTCTCCGCCTCTGACAGACAACCAATACTCCTGCTGACGCTTGGTTTCTTCAAGCTGTTTCTGCAATCCTTCCTTCGCTTCCTCGCACATTTTGCGATAAGTCTCGTCAAGATTTGCAATTTCTGTGTTCAAATGGTCAATTGCCGTACTCAAACAAGACACCATATTGTCCACAATCGTAGCATTACTTAAAGGCAATATTTTCATGTTTGGTTATAATAATTAAGAAAATTGATTAGAATTTATAATGTTTTATGTATTCGTTTGGAATGTTGTAAGTTACGGTCTTGGCAAAGTCCTCGTCCTTGGTATTGTCAATTATGGGTACATAAATGACTGGTTTTGGTGAGCGCATCACTCTTCCTATGCTCTGAACAGTGATTCTGTCCGTTCCGCCAATACTACCGAGTACACCACAATCAATGTCTTTGAGATTCTGACCTTCGATGAGTTTGCCTACGACAAAAAGAGAATTGATTTCCTTGTCATTGAATCTGTCAAGCAGTTTGAGTTTAGCAGATGTCTTACTTGTAAATGCCAACTTACCTCCTATGGCTTCTGCCTGTTTGATGGATGCACAGAAACAAATATATCTCTTGTCTGCCCGGTCGAGCCTTTCACAGAGATACCGTGTCATCTGTTCTTTACACCTGCCGATAAACTGCTTGCGCTGCAATCCCGCAAAGAGCATCTTTTTCTTGTTAGACTCGCTAGGGTTCGAATCAAAATCACTCTTTGCAGATTCCACTCTATTGTTTAGGATATCGTAATACTCCTTGTCGGTAATCTGTCTGCCTCTGAACCTGTGCTTGTATATGAAGTCATTGAGTTTCATATGCACGATACATACAAGAGGCGGGGGAAGCAGACCTTGGTCTATAGCCATTGACATCGTTATGGTGTACTCGTAGAAATCACCATATACTGACCGTAATGAATTTTTCTGTTCGTCAGTGATGACAGCACCAAGAGCAAGGACATATTCGGCATTGATTGAATTGCATATCTTCTTCTTCAGTTCCGTATCGAAATGCGGCGCTTCGTCAAATACAATCAATCCCCAATTGGTATTTTCATACTTGTGCAGGGATGCGTAGCAAATAACTGTTACACTTTCTTCCGATACTCCAAACTTCACGAATTCATTATGCCAGTTGTCTATGTTGTTTTGCTCGGGGACAAGGATAAGGGTTTTCAACAATGGATTACACTTAAGGAACTTGATTACGACAGATGACTTACCAGTACCCGTGGCCCAACAACACATCAGCCGTTTCCTGTCTTTCAGGATTGAGGCTGCTCGCTCTTGGTGTTCATCTCTTGTCATCACTCAGAATAATATTCGTCTATCTTCTTGGACACCAGAGCGAGGTCATTTGGCACGAATAACTCGTCAAACATACCCATAGGAGTTTTTGCGGGTATCTCTGCGCCATTCCTGTCAATTGTCCTGTTGGTTATGAAACCATAATGAATCTCTTTGTCTTCATACTGCGGATTGGCAAACAGGACTATATCGACATTCTCAAGTACATTATACTGATTGTCCAATAACTTGCCGACTGTCGAAGGCTTATATTCAGTAGCACCGGAATCAGTCACATTACTCTCCACATGATACTCCATAAAGACTTTAATGTCATCACGTAGGTTCTGGATCGCCTTCAGCACCTGCTGCATATGCATAGCAAATGCTGTGTACTTGGCGTAATCCTTCTGATTTGCAGTCTTGAAGTATTCCTGACGAATGATGTAAGTGCCATCAGTAATGACTATGTTCTTGATGTTAGGCTGTTTATTTGCCCAGTCAAGTCCTTTCAGTACATCTTCATAACCGGGGGTAAGGAAGAGATTCTTCTTGTCTACATACTTGCCTGCATACTTGAAAGGAAGTGTACGATTAATAACGCGGAAGATTACAGTCTCGGCAGGGTTGAGAGTCCTGATAGAACTTGTCTTACCGGTGCCGGTCTTGCCGATAATTAAAATTGTCTTTGCCATTATGCGTTGTCTCTATTAAAATTAGTTACATTGATTGTGTGAACTTCAGTGTACTCGAGGTTGCCACGATAACCCTTGTCGCAGAGTCTGGAGATAAGGTCACGAGGGGTAGGATTCACGATTACATCATTACCACGGGCTTTTATCTCGGCAATGAGTTAGTTAAGGGAAGCATAGGACAATGCCTTCGTAGTGTGCACTTCCTTTGCTTCAAACTTGGCGGTCTCTTTCTCTTTCTCTGCTGACTTCTCAAGCAATGATACTACAAGACTCTTGTTCTTCTTTTCTAACTTGTAACGATGATTTGCTTCTTTCATACATTCCTTGCAATATCCGGACAATCCGTCAGGCTTGCTCTTGTTACTGTAAAACTCTGATACGGGGAGCACTTTGTGGCACTTGCCACACATTTTTGTTTCTTCTGCCATACTACTTGTGTTTTTTAAATAAAGCGAGAATAAATTTTGATAAAGAATTAGATTTCTGTTGTTGTCTATATGATTTCAGGCTCTGAGCCTTTGAATAATACTGGGATATTGCAGAGATGTCATCCGGACGTGGGAGTTCCTCGAATGTACAGGTAGCGCCGTCAAAGAAAAGAGGACATATACCACCCATCTCTCCGTCACGATTCGCTATCACATACATAAAACGACCATAAGTCTTAAGACCGGAGCCGTCAACATCGTTTATCTTGTATCCAAGCCACTGATTAAGTCCGAACTTTGAGGGGTCAAAAAGGCCAAGAACCAAATTCCCGTCTCTGGCGGTGTACTTGCTATCCGCCAAAGTTGCAGCTGCCGGGAGCATCTTTTTCTGCTTGATTGCTTCAAGACCTTCACTCTCTGATGCCTGCTGCTGGATAGCGACACAAGTGAAATTATACCTATTACGAAGATACTTGACGAAATATTCGCTAAGTTTATCTACTGCATCTTTTGTCCTGAATCCCTGCTCCCTGTCTACCAAGCTAACATGGTCGATAAGAACTATCTTATAATGATTGGGGTCATTCTGAACATAAGAGTCAAATACTTCAACTTCTTTAAATGAATTTCCTTTAGATTCTATCTTGTGAGACTTATAAGTTCCGACTTTCTTGGCATATGCTTCACAGACTCGAAGTATTCCCGTAGGATTGGTATCCTCTGTCTCGAACTGTACACACTCTTCAAAGAACTGTAATCTTTCTTGATATTTGTCGCTTTCTAATAACTCCAGAATCTCATCAGATACAGGGAAATCGCTTGAAGTAGAACGAAGATCAGTAGGAGATATCCTTATACCATCAAGTTTATTTAAGAGATAAGACATATATCTCTCTATAACACGCTCTTTTGACTCCTCAAGAGAAAAGTATATAATATGAACAGAACATTTATCTTTATTCTCAAACGCATAATCAAGAACATTGAATACACATATAAAACTTGCAAGGCTTGTTTTTCCGACTTTCTGTGCCGCAGTAAATATTATATATTGTCCTTGTTCTATCCCGGGAATCTCAGAACGAAATCTGTTAAATGGAAGAGGAATACAGTTAGTACCACCTTTCAGAACATTATCCCTGCGTTTCTTAAGATTGTTTATTACTCCACCAATATTCAGATCACCTTCTATCTCTGAATACCAGCCACAGTTCTCTACGGAAAATTCAGTTGCAGAATTGTTTGTTCCTTCAATCATATCAATACTCCTCCAGATTCGTCAGATACAGTTCCTGAAAGAATTCCTTCCCATTCGTTAAGAGCAGCATCTACCTCCGACTTACCTTCGAGCATATCAGCAAACTTTGACTCACTTACTTTCTTGATAAGCCCATTCTTCTGTACTATATCCTTCTGTTTGAGAATAAAGTATTTCAGTATCTGCATATACTTCTTGTCAGTTTCATACTGGGCGACATATCTCTGGGCAACAGATATACAGGTCTCAAGAGAATAATCTTTCAGATCGCGTAAAGACCAGAGAGTCTCCAGTCTTTCAGATAGATTCTTGACAGAGTCTTTCCAAGGCCATTTGTTGTCTTTCTCTCCTGTAGGCCAGAGTTTACGTAATTCAGTAGCCAGTTTAGTATAGAAATCTTCAGATGTCTCAAGATAACTGTTCATAGTATCAGTACATCCTTTGATATATGCAGCCACACAAGCAGGACTTCTTGGATACAGACTCCTTGCTTTTCGTTGAATTTCAGATGTCCACATAATTGTTAAGTATAAGATTCTTTGAGTTGTTTGATAATATCTTTTCCGTAAGAACCAGAAGTGATGTCAAGGAAATACTCTACCGTGTACTTCTTGTTCATGTCAAGGTTATGAGATTTGATAAAATTGTCACGCCCCATAGTGCAAGAACCAGTAAGGATATGATGCCACTCATAGAATTCCGAGCATTTTGCTTTTTTAGAAAGCGAAGGGAACTCTGCCTTAAACTTTGCAATTCGCTTTTCTACGGGCATATCTTCAAGAGCTTTTTTAGTAGCATCTGCAAGGGCTTCACGATTTGTCTTTCCGTGCGCAAATGAGTTATCTACGCGGGCTATGTAACAAGGCTCGGTAGTTAAGTCATCTTTGATGATGCGACCTTTGGCTATATTACATTTGATTTGGTCTATAAGTGTAGGTACACCGTCTATATACAAAACCCGTTCACCATTAAAGGCTTTTAAGCCATCGCCATCGCCATAGCCATAGCCATCGCCATCGCCAGAGTCATCGCCAGAGCCATCGCCAGAGCCATAGCCATCGCCAGAGCTAAAGCCAAAGCCAAAGCCATAGCCAGAGCCAAAGCCATAGCCATAGCCACAGCCAGCGCCATCGCCATCGCCAGAGCTAAAGCCAAAGCCATA